TATTTGGTGGATTAGGCAATCTTTTCGGTGGAGGAGCTGGAGGTGCTGGTATAGGCGCTATAATACGCCGCCTTGTTAGTACTGTTGCACGTGCTATATTTACTAAAATACCTTATATTGGCCCACTTATATTAATTGCTCTTAATATTGAAGGTGCAATGGAAGAGTATGAAAGAAATGGATTAGGCGCTGCCGTTACAGAATTAATAGCAGGTATAGGTAGTGATTTAACGTTTGGTATAATTGATAAAGATACTATTAAGAATATTATTAACACCTCTTTAGAAACTTTAAAGAGATGGTGGGATACAGGCACTGAAGCCTTACAAAATATTCTAGGTGGTATTGTTAGTACTATTACTGGATTTTTTAGATGGGCTACAGATACTCTTAGGGACTTTCTAGATCGATTCAGAAGAAGGCGTCGAGAATTAGAAGAGGCTGCGCGCGAAGGTGATGAAGAAAGACTGAACAACCTAGCTAATATGAATCCTAGGCAGCTAGCAGGGGCGGGTCCTGGCCAGACGGCAGCTAGACGAATGGTAGAAAGCAGAAATGTAAGTAGTGAAGAGCTAGGTAATATACAAGAAGCGCTCGAAAATCCTGAAGAAGGTGAAACTCAGGAACAAAGACAAGAACGTATAAGGTTAAATGCTCAGTTAAGAGAACTAGAGCGCACTGAACGTGCGTCAGGTGGTGGTTTGACTATACCGCCTGAATTAAATCAATATCTTGAAGATAGGCGGAATAGAGCTAATAGGGTATCTACTAACGCTACACAATCCGTACCAGAAAGAGTACCTAGTGAGCCCCCTGCAGCTGCACCTGCTTCAAATACTCAAAATCCTATTATTCAGAATAGAATAGATGAGTTAATGCAGATGGGTATGTCTGAGCAGCAAGCAAGAGAAACTGCTACTTCAGAATACAATAATATAAACAGACCTGTAAGTAATAATGTTGCACCTGCAGAGGCTTTACCTGTGCCTGATAACAGAGCACAAACTATAACTCAGGGCGCTAATCAACCAAACGTAGTTGTCGTACCTTCTGCTGCTCCAGCAGCTGCTCCAGCTCCACAAAGTAATAGAGCTGGAGGTAATAGCGATAATGGACAAGTAGCTAGAGCACGTGCTCGAAATAATGCTACTGTAAGTCCAATACCGAGTACGCCTGCGCAGGCAGCTACGCAGGCGTTGGGTATACGTTAATTAGTCGTCAGAAGCTAGCTTCTTGAAGAAGCTCATATCTTCGTCTTCATCAGAACTCGCCTGCTGAGAAGGTGCTTCATCCCAAGGAGGGGATACATCAGCAGCACGTTGCGTACGCGGCTGAGATGCCTGATTAGTAAGACCAAGAGCCTTATCCAAACGAGCCTTCAATTCATCATAAGTCTTGAAGTTCTTACGATCGAGAAACTCACTTAGTGAATGCTGCTTCTTCCAAATAGCTTCCATCTCATCGTCGGATGCTAGCGGACGCTTAGTATCGAAATCAGACTTATCGTAGTTACGATAACCGTCTACTTGACGAATGCGCAAGCGGAAATTAGCACCTTCCCAGAAGTCGAAAGCATTGATCTTTTCTTCGCCTTCGAACTCAGGATTCATCGCGTCCGTAATCTTGTCGAAGATCTTCTTACCGTACTGGAAAAGAAAAACCTTACCTTCATTATCGGGATTGGCTTGATCTTTAACAACGTAGATATTAGAGATGTAATGAAGGCGGCGCTTCTGCTTACGAACCTGTTCCTTATCTGCCTCAACACCTGAATTCCAAAGACGAGTATTGAGTTCAGATACTGGGTCCTTTTCACCAAGAGTCGTTAGCGACTTCTCGATATACCAACCACCGGGACCTTGAAAACCGTGATCCCAGATGCGAATAAAAGGTACATCTTCGTTAACAGGTGCGGGAAGAAAGCGAATAATGGCTTGACCATTACCAGCCTTATCAACAGTAGGCTTCCAGAAGCGAGTATCCGCGCCTGAATTAGTGTTAGCCTGATTTTGATTTTGCTTGGAAAGTTCTTGCGTGAGCTTGTTTAGTGCGTCTGCACGGTCACGCTTTAGTGATGCGAATGTATTTGACATGATATTTTTTCTCCGTATAAATCGTATGTTGTGTATTGCGTGTGTCATTCTTGTTCACTGTATGCATAATATATCCTATTTATGCAGTAAAGCGTTCAAGAGTTAGTTTTTTCATCTTAAAAGGATCAAATTTTACGAATGGTTCATACTTTAGTATCCTCCGTCTGTGCTCTGGCCAGATTATATGATCAGTGATGTTTTTAGTCCAGTGTGGAATGTAATTTACTACCTTATTAAGTATCACAAGTGTTTCGATACTTACAGTTCCAAACTGATAAAGTTGTAGTAACTTGGGATACTGACCGTCAATAACTTTGAGATTTAGATCTAGATCATCATCCATCTTATCAAGATCGTTCTTATAGAGATAAGTTATGGATTCCTGACGACCTTTCCATTTATTATAGACGTCTTCTGATTCCTTATCGTTTAGATCACCTATCCATTTGTTGGAATTATCATCAATAAAATTAGCGATCAAAAATCCTTCTACATCCTTCTTCTTGGAAAGTTTATAGAACTGATATTTGTCGCGGCGCCTTTCGAACGCATCTTGCCTAGCAGATACTTTACCACCATACTGAAAATAGTCATAGTCACTGGTAAAGTGATTCTTTAAAGCAAGATACTTCGTATAAGCATCAAAAGGTGTCATGTTAGATAGGAAGACGTGCTACCTTAGGTAGGAAGTTTAACTTCTCTGCTTCAATCTGTACCTTCTGCTTGAAGATAGGTGAAGCACGAATAATATCACCAACCATATCCGGTTCAAGATTATTCTTCTCACAGTAGTAAAGAGCAGCATCAATATAGGAGATACGCTTATCATATGCGATAGTTTCGATTTCTCGAAGTACCGTATTAGATGTTTTAATTTTGATCATTACACACTCTCTTAATATTATATGCAATTATATCTTATGAGAGGTAAAAAGGCAATGCTAATTTACGGGCCAGTGTTTATTAAAACGCTCGTAATAGAAAGTTAAATCTTCTTTGTTGTTGTCATAGTACTCACCAACATAATCAGATTTAACTTTAGAGTGAATGTTCTCTAGAAGAGCAACGAGAGTAAGATCTTCTCTCTTGTAACTAAAATCATTTATCAAAGTATCTAGAATCCAAGTCCAGTTACCACCTCGAATAATACCAGCTTCAATTAATACAAGTTTCTTATAACGAGTAATATCTAATCTTTGGGATCTTAATCTCTCAATAAAAGGTGCTGTATCTTCATCTGGAAAAGTAACGTCTACTGCTATGGGTCTGATTAATTCACCATCTCGAGACCATGCATGACATAAATGCATTGCTACTGTTGCGGAGTAGTCTGGTGATACCATTAAGACAGCTGTGTCTTTAGGATCAAATGTTCTATTGTCAATTATTGTTATTAATTTAGTTATGAGATCGTATTCTTTTTCGCGGTTTACAAAATATAATGGTCTACGATTCATTTTTCTTTCCTGAATAAAGTGCCGGGTTCTGTTGCAAGGCCCCGGCTAGCCCCGACTACGCCGCTATGCGATAGTCATTATTCCAATTGTCGTTGGCATGTATAGTATATAGGCAAAATGGAGTGTGCCGGCACTGCCCCGGCGTCCGGTAACACATAGTCCCGTCGATCCTGTTTACACCCCTTAACCGTTTATTAACCTATATTCTTTAACAAGGCTAATAAGTTGCTTGGCATAATTATCTCGTTTCTCAACAAATACCATTTCATCATCCTCACTTACCATAATGATAACAGTCTGAGGTACTGGAATACCAAGTAACTCTTCGTACATAATAGCATAACCTGCTGTCTGCATGAAGTAATGAGAGATGTATTTCTTTTCTTTTATTTTTCGAGATGTTTTAAAGTCAATAACACTCATCTTACCATCAAACTCTGCAATACAGTCAACTGTACCGGCTACTCCAATATAGTCAGAGTATAGACGAGTTTCAATGCAATGAATGTTATCAATACTAGCATCTAGAATATACTTAATGGATTTGAACATACCCATAACATCTACTGGTACATTCTCGCCAAGTACTTCTTCATTAAGAAGGTAGTTCTCGCAAATACCATGCAAGGCAGTTCCACGACGAGTGGCATTTTTACTAATTCTATTTGCTTCATCGGCACCTACTCTGGCACGCCATTCAGCAATACCTTTTGCAGATTGCCAGCTCATTACAGAAGTAATAGAAGGGTATCTATTGCCGGATGGAGTCACGTACTTGCGTGACCCATCCTCGTTTATTTGTTCTAAGAAGCCTACTTTGGCTCTATCGTACCCAACAATATTAAATTGTTTAGGTGAAACCAAGTCGACTCTTTTGAATGATGTACTGTTTGACGAAGTCAGATCTGACAATATCTTTCTCACTAAATTCGACATATTTAAAATAATCCATTGCTTTCAGAATTTTCAAAATATCTAGCAAGCCTTTTCTATCAATATCTTTTTGTAGATCGGACTGTCTAAAGTCACCACATAATATCAACTTGGAGTTTTTTCCTATACGTGTAATGACGGAATCAAGCTCTCCAAATAACATATTTTGTACTTCATCAACTATTACTATGCAATTGTCCAGTGTAATACCTCTAATGAAGGAAGTAGACATAAACTCAACATAGTTTTTAGTTTTAAGAATATTGTAAGCATCGGCTCGTCCAAACAACTCAGTACAAATAGTTTCGTATGGTTGTTCGTAGACTTTAATTTTCTCTTTAACACTACCGGGTAAAAAACCTACTTCACGAGTAGGTACTACACTACGTACAATAACAATCTTATTAAAGTCAGATGAGCCGGTTAATACTTGACGCAATGCAAGATATAGTGAGATAAAGCTTTTACCTGTACCTGCAAGACCATGTAACACAAGATGTTCGTCGTTATCAAAATTTCGGAAAACTTCTTTTTGGCTCTCGGTTAATGGTGAAAACTCTTTTAGTGATGTACTGAAGCCTCCGTTAGTTGTTTGATTACTAGTTTGTTTTAAAACGCGACGTTCTCTTTTTGTTAGTCTTTTAAGCATCAAAATGTATTAACGCCTCCTCCTCTAGGGTGTGCTTTTTTAATTTCACGTAATACATCACGAAAACCTTGATCGGGCTTTCTAATACCTAGTTTAACTGAATCACCTAAACTAGGAGCCCGAGCAATTATTTGAATAACAGTATCTTTATTATCTTTAAGGTACTGTTCACGCTCTGACATTGTCAAGTCGAGCTCATATTCAGTACCATCAATAACGTTACGAAAGGAATAATTAGGCATTATTGGAATACACCCATTTCAATACTTTATTGATATCATCTTGTGTATGGATTGGTAATTCAATCCATAAAGTATCCGCAAGCTTTGCAGTATAGTTTTCTTTACCTTTAAACACTTCAGCTACTGTTCGATAGTAGTACCTATCGGACATACCTATACCAATAGCTTCATGAAAGAGTTTTACAGTATAGATTCCGTTTTCTAGAACGGTACAGTATTCAGGGGTAAGTTCGTCGTCGGTCGAAGCATCTATTCCACCGACATCACTGTAAAACCAGTTCGTATCATCCACGAATATCGTCATAATCATCACCATCATCTAGTTCCAAAAGACGCGATACATTCTTGGAACGTATTGCATTGTCTAGTCTACGCTTTTGTCGCCTTTGTAGGTAGCTCGATTGATTCGAGTAGTAATTGTCTTCATCGTCATATTCTTTATGATCACGCTTTTGATTCTTGCTACGAAAAGATTTACTCATGTGGGGATTAGGCCTGGATATGTTTTCTCTATAAGGTTGCGGTTAATGTTCTTGTAGGGTAGTTTCTTATCTTTTACCAATACAAGAAGTTCAGCGTCTTGCGGATCGATTGATTCTAATAACTCAATAAAGATCTGCTCACGCTTTAGTTGTGATAGATTAGGATTACCACCTTCTACAAAGAGATACATCTTACGCATCTCGGCATATAGACGACTTTCCTGTCTATCAAATTCTGTAGGCTTATATGGCGCTTTACCCTTAGGAAGAAGAAACTTCACATTAGGGTCATATACACATTTAAGAATGGTATGAATTGCAGGGCTATCATTCTGCAATAAAAAGGCTTTACGTTCCTGCAGAGTACCTAATTCATTGGCTCTCTTTAGGATCTCAGATATACTTAGTCTCATGAATTATTCATCATCCTCAATAATTTGTTCTCTTACGTCTGAATCAAATGCTATAATATCTTCTGCAATGTCTTGTAGATCATGATGTTTACTTTGCAAACGAAAAATAGTAGCACGCATGGATTCACGGACTAGTCCAATAATCTTTTGCGTAACCATATCACCCGTATTAAAGTAATCAGGATCTACATTTGGTATATTATGTAGTGTATCGATAATAAAACTTTTAATAGATCTATCAATACATTCTTCTATCTGTTCTAGATTAGCAGCTTCTATCTCCTCCAGAGTAGGAGGAGCAGGCTTAAATTTACCTGGAAATTTTATTACATCTGCTACCATTATACAGCCCGTAGAATAATCGTATCTTCATTAATACGATTAGTAGGTACCTTTGATTCACTCTTGAACTTTGCGAACGTCTTAAGAATGGAGTTAGGCGTACCACCCAGAATAGCACTGATGGCTTCCTCTGGTTTCTTAACACGCTTACTCATAGATTTGGACTCGTCATAGTTCAAAATACTTGTACCCTTCACCGATAGCTTACTATCTTCATTTGCTACAAACACTGTCATGCGCTTGTATTTAGTATTATAGACTACGAGAGTAGATGAAGTCAAGATCTTTGCAGGGTCAACCGACACTGTTTTAAGGGAGTTGTCTTCTCTCTTATACTTGAAGTTTTTCAAAGCTTTATCAGCATTTACACCTTGCTTCTTCTTACGTTGACGTACAATCTTAGTAGCTTGAAGAGCTTTGTTACAATCATTATCAAGCATACGATGGAACTCAATAAGCTTTTTTAGCTCTGCTTTGGAATAGCTGCTGTAGTATTCTTTAATATCAGTATTACCGTCCATAAGCTCAATAATCTGACTAATACGGGGCATTAGACGAGTTTGAATTTCCTTAACTGAAGGAGATTTAATCTCTTGAGCTTTGATATCGTTGTACAACGAATAATCACACTCCCACGTATTGAGAAGCTTATCAGTAGCTTCTTCAATATTGGTCATAATCATCTCGATCTTATTATCGACTGTAGGAGGCTTAATATACTGAATCTTCTTGGTCTTAATCTCTACAGGAGACTCGTCTCGAGTATTAATGAAGTTGTTAAAGAACTTCATTGTCTTTTCAGGTA